GAATGGATAGAATATGGAGATGGTGCAGGAACCTATACACCTGCTTATGCATCTTCTACAAGTTTTACAATTGCAGGGGTTAATGTAACTTCTGCTTATCATGTTGGAAGAAGAGTTAAATTAGTAGCTTCAACACCTGGTACAATTTACGGATCAATTACAGCAACAACATTTTCAACAAATACAACAGTTACAGTAGGTTGGGATTCAGGATCATTATCAGATGAAGCTATAACTTCAGTACACATTGGAGCTATTAGTGCATCTAATACTTCACTACCTGAAACTACAGCAATAACTGGAGATTATACATTAGATGTATCAGGCGATATTATTCTTGATGCTGATGGTGGAGATGTATTATTTAAAGATGCTGGAACTACTTTTGGTAGTGCAACCAATACATCGGGTAACTTAATTATTAAATCTGGAACTACTACTGCATTAACAATGTCAGGAGCCAACGTAACAATTGCTGGAGATTTAACTATCTCTGGTGATGACTTGACAATGGCAACTAACACTTCAGGTGCAATTCTTGTAGGAGATGGATCTAATTATAATCCAGCTGTCGTATCTGGGGATATATCAATTGGAACAACTGGTACTGCAGCTATTGGATCTGGAGTTATTCTTAACGCAGATGTTAATAGTTCTGCAGCAATTGATGCAACAAAAATACACGATGGAACAATTTCTAATACTGAGTTTGGTTATTTAAATGGAGCTTCATCCAACATTCAAACTCAAATAACTGGTATAACAGCAGGTACTTTAACGACAATTGATGATGATAATTTTACCTTACAAGATAATGCTGATACAAGTAAAAAAGCACAGTTTCAATGTTCAAGTATCTCTTCATCAACAACACGAACTTACACATTACCTGATGCCGATACTACTTTAGGTGAAGGCGGAGCAATTTCATCTGCTGGAGAATCATTTAATAACTACAATACTATTGGTAGTACAGTTACATCTACATTAGTTTCAACTAAAAACTATATGCTAGTTGGACCAATATCCGTAACTAATCCTTACGTATGGACTATAACTTGTTCTTCTGGTACTGGGGTAATGACAATTTTATAAGAATTTATTTGATTATTGGTTATCAAATATTGTATTAATTAACTAACCAAAATAATAAATAAGGAGAAACAAATATGGCGAGTGAACTAAAAGTAGATAAAATTAGTCCTGCCACAGGAACTACTTTTACAGTAGGAGATAGTGGGGATACATTTAATATTCCTTCTGGTGCTACTATTGCTAATAGTGGGACTGCGACAGGATTTAATTCAGCAGGTGCATTAGATTTAAATGGTGCTGTCTTAACAGTTGATGCAGATGCTGATACAACAATTACAGCAGATACAGATGATCAAATAGATATCGCAATAGCTGGTGCTGACGATTTTAAAATAACAGCAAATACATTTACTGCATTATCAGGTAGCACAATTGCTACTAACACTATTGCAGAAACAACTGGTGCATCTGGTGTTACAATTGATGGTGTCGTAATAAAAGATACAACAGTTGATGTGAATGGTACAGCTGATGCTATTATCTTAGATACTGATGGTGATACAACAATTTCTTCACCAACTGATGATCAAATAGATATTGAAATAGCAGGAGCAGATGATTTTACAATTACTGCAAATAGCTTTAATATTTTAGCTGGTTCAACAATTTCAAACGCTGGTTCAATGGCACCCGATATATCAAGTACGGGTAAAGCTATGGTACTAGGATTTTAACAATAACAATAAAAGGTAAAAAAATATGGCAAGTGAATTATTAAAAGTAGCACACGCAGTTGTTACAAACTCGGAAAATGTTTTGATTAATGGAGTGAGTGGACATACTTATACTATTCTTTCTATTATTGCGACAGAAACTGCTGGTGCAGCAGAAACACTTGATCTTTATATCGATGATGATGGCGGTGGAACTGATTATGAATTATTATCAGATCAAGCTATTGGTGCTAATGAAACTTTTACATTCAATGACAAATTCGTTATTGAAGGTACGGATCATTTATGTGCAGTAACAGCAAGTTCTGCGGCAGTAGATGTAGTAGTTAGTTATTTAGATCAAACATTATAATATTAATAATAAGGAAAAAATGAATAAAATAGGAGAAAAGCTATGAGTGGAAAAATTTCAGATAATTTAGGAAGATCGTCTGGGTTGCTAAAAGCTGCTGGTGGTGGTGGAAAAATTGGACAAGTTCTTAGTGTAACTCAATTAGCCGTTTTAAGTACAAATGCTACTTCTTGGACAGATATAACTGGTCTTACACAAGCAATTACTCCAAGTGCAAGTAGCAGTAAGATTTTGTGGAACTATAATATAATGACTGGTTCAAACGCTATAACTGCTCACGTACAAATTGTTTATGGGGATGCTTCAGCTTTAACTACTGGTGCTATTGGAAATGCTTATGGAGATAGAATAAGAGTTACATCAGGTGGTTTGTATAGCGACAATACAAGTATGGCTGATCATATCTCTATGCAAGGTTTAGATGCACCCAATACTACGAGTGCGACAACCTATAAACTTCAATGGTATTTAGCAAGTGGTTATGTGTATTTAAATAGACGAGTACTAGATACAGATAATGCTTCATTTAATAGAGCAATTTCAACATTAACATTAATGGAAGTATTAGCATAATGAACAAGGAGATAAAATAATATGGCAAATATAGAAGATGCGGTAATAGCAATCAATCCTTCAGCACAATTTACAAGTTGTCCAGCAGATGACGCAGATGGAATTACTTGGTTAGATGGAACTTCTCCAATATCTAAATCAGATTTGGAAGCAAAGAAAGCTGAACTACAAATAGCTGAAGATGCAGCAGTAGTACAAAAAGCTACTGACAAAGCTAGTGCTAAAGCAAAGTTGATTGCAGGAGAAGCATTAACTCAAGCTGAAGCAGATACAATTGTAATATAAATAATAAAGCATTTAAAATGGCTAATAGTTATAAATTTAAAGGTGTAGCCCTAGCTACAACTTCTGAAACTGCTTTATTAACAGCAGCTTCAACTGAAACTATTATCATTAAATCTATTAGAATAACTAATAATACTTCTAATACACCTACAATATCTTTAGATGTATCTGATAATTCAGCTAGTGCAGAATATACTATACTTAAAACACAAACACTTGTGGCTAATACAGGAGTAGAATTATTAACAGTACCTTTGGTTTTAGAAGCATCAGATGCTTTAAAAGTTACTATGAGTGCAACAGATTCTACACATATAGGAATAAGCTATTTGGTTATTACGTGATTGAACTTATTAGTATTCCAACAAAAGATGTTAATGAGATTTGGAAGATAGTTAAGAACGATATAGCTAATGCTTTAAATAGATCCAATGGTTATGCTTTGGCAGACCATATTAAAAAATGGATCTTAGAAAAAAAAATGCAACTCTGGATCCTTTGGGATAAAGAAGGTGAGAAACATTCTAAATACTACGGAGTTGTCGTAACAGAAATAATACAAAGACCATTACAACGATGTTTAAATATCAAGATTATGATTGGAAGACATCGAGAAAAATGGCAACATTTAATTAAACACATTGAAGACTTTGCTTGGCAGCAAAATTGTGACTTACTAGAGTTAGTTGCAAGACCAGGGTGGAAGAAAGTACTTAAACCCTTTGGTTATACTGAAAGTCATGTCTTATTAGAAAAAAAAAAGGAGAACAAATAATATGTCATTTGGAGGAGGAGGTAGCGGAGGTGGTGGTACAACTACTACTATACAAGCTGCTCAACCATACGCACCAGCAGAACCAGGATTAAATCAAATTTTATCCGAAGCTGGTACTATATATGGACAAGGACCAAGTGCTGCAGGTTATGTAGCACCTAATACACAGACTTTACAAGGTTTAGCTGCACAAGAAACAATGGCTGGTGCTGCTAATACTCAACTTATGAATACAATTCAAGGCAACTATAGTAATCCCTTTTTATCTCCTATGATTGCTAATGCTGCCACGGATGTTTATTCAAATGTTGCTGGACAATTTAGTGGAGCAGGTAGAACACCTGGAAGTCCATTATCACAATCTGCTGTTGTAGATCAAGTTGCTCAAAAGGCTATGCCTTATGCGTTCCAATCTTACAATGCAGAACGTCAAAGACAATTACAAACAGCACAACAAGTACCAAGTCTAACCGCTGTCGGTGGAGCTTTAGAAGATATACAATCGCAACAACAACTAGCACCACAAATGGCATTACAACAATACTACAATACTGTAGCACCAATCGCTTATGGGCTACCAACACAACAACAAACACAACAAAACCCCAGAGCTAATCCTTTAGGTACTGCCGCAGGTGGTGCTATGATGGGAGCTTCATTTGGAAGTATGGTCGGTGGACCAGGCGGAGCAATGATGGGTGGAGCTATAGGTGGTCTTGGTGGTTTATTAGGAGGATTATTATAAGGATGAATACAATGAATGAATTTATAGATGTAGTCGAACACTACTGGACAGATCACAAAAAAGCTGTGATTGCTGTTGCAGTAATTATCGTTATAGCTTTTATACTTTAAGGAGAAATATGTCAGGAGGAGGCGGATCAGGTTCTGATGGCGGTGGCGAAGGACCTCCAGGTGGAGGAGCTACGTCACAGGGAAGTGGAAGAGATGTGGGTAGTAGGTCAGATAGACCATCAACACCTACAGGTGGAGATTATGATGCTGGTGGTCAAGGTAGACCACATTCTGAAGCAACAATTTCTTATACTCCAACTACACGTGCAGTTGAAGGACCAACTACACCTGAAAGAGATACATTTGATGAGTGGGGAACTATAATTGATGCTCCAGAAACTAAAAGAGTAACAACAACTCAAATGAATGTTTCCCAAAAAGGTTGGGAAATGCCAAATAAAGTTTCAAACTATTCTGATAGAGAAATTGAAAAAGGATATACAGACCAAGGGGAAAAATTAGATCAAGTTGGTGCTGGTAAATATATGACCAAATCCGAGCAATACTCTACTGGTCTTATAGAAAAAGATCCTACAACTGACGAAGATGTTCAAGGCAGATATAGAGTTAACCCTAACTCTGGTGAGTTTGAAAGAACAGATATGTCTTTTGGAGATCATTGGAAAAACGCACCTGATGCTTTAAAATATTCTCCTACACTTAGACTATTATATGCAGGTGGTAAAAACATTGGAGAATATGCAAGTAAAAAAGGTTTTCAAGGTTACAACGAAGCAGGATTAAAAACTGGTAATGTCTGGGGAGGAAGTGGTTCTGGAGGAAATAATAATACTGGCGGTGGCGGTGGAGATGGTGGAGCTACTGAAAAAGCAAGAATGAATGCAATAGCACCTCATGCACCTTACATAGTTTCAGGAACAACTAAACCAACAAATTCTCCTGCACTTAGTTGGTATCAAAATTTAGGAACATCAAATACTAATACAAGTGGATTTGATTTAGCAACAGAATATGCTTCAGCAAAATCTAAAGTAGCAAAAACATTAGGTACATCAACTCCAGTAGGACAACTGGCAGTTAATGATACACCTTACTTTAATTTTTTAAAGAAAAATAACTTAGACAGAGGAATATTATAATGGGTTTATTAGATACATGGCAAGAATGGAAAAACGATTATGGAATTAAAAAACCAGACCACGAAAAACCAGGCTATTACGAACAAAAACAAAAAGACTTAGAAGAAAAATACAAAACATTTCCTGTAGCTGGTGGAAAAGTTGACATGACAATTAACAAAAAAAGTCAAGAGCTAGTTGGTGCATCCCAACCTAATCAAATAACTTCTGCCAATATTAACCAAATGCAAAATAAAAACATTACACCCTTTAATCCTAGTCAAGGAGGAGATCAACAAGGTGCAAGTGTAAACGAAGATATGGGATTTATGTCTAGACTAGCTAATATGGCTGGAGTAGATATGAAAGAAGCTACAGCTAATTGGAAAGATAAAGGTGGCTTTGAAGGATTAATGTCTAATCCTGGATTTACTTTAGGTTTAGCTTTAATGCAATCATCAGCCCAAGGTAAAACTATTGGTGCAGGTGTACTAGATAACTTTGTTAAAGCTGCAGGTATCTCTGCTCAATTCAAAGATAGAATGGATGCTAGAAAAGAAGCTCCTATTGAAGCTACATCAAATGATGTTGCAGAAGTTAAATCTTTATTATCTTCAATGAATATATCTGATCCTAGTAATTTAGAAAAATTCTTTGGTAAAGTTACAGGCAAAGGTAATGTTCAATTAAAATTTGATATGGCATCAGAAGATATTGCTATTGAATTACAAAAAGAAATAAAAAGATTAAAGAAAAACAAAAAACCAGGTGAACCTGAAGTTGTATATGATACAAACATGAAATTTAAAATTTTAAAACGAATGTTAGATTCAGGTAAATTTAAGAAAAAAGGTGGTACATGGTTTACAGATGCTACATTAGAATCTCAAACTAAAGTTCCACTAATGGCTAGAGGTGGACCAGTTGCAAAAGGTAAACCTTATGTAGTAGGCGAAAGAGGACCAGAATATTTCTTACCTAAAGAATCAGGTAAGATAGTATCTAATGACGATTCAAGAATATTTGCTATGCTATTAGCAGCAAACCCACAATTACAACAAGTATCTAAAACTAGAGCTGAAAGAATTATTAGATCTAGATTTCCAGAATACTTCGATTAGGAAACATAATGATTACAAAATTTATAAAACTGCCAATGAGAATTGTTGGTCGAAGACCTAAAACTATTAAACTTAAACCACAAAAATCACCTAAACATTCTAGTAAATGGTTAGATCAAGAAGCAGATTTAAAAGCAAGAGCAAAATTTGATAGCATTTTTGATACTGGAAAAGGTTCAGCAAGTAAAGGTTTTAGCAAAGTAGGTATGGGTATAGCGTCAACAAAACACGCAGCAGCTACAACTTTAGCATCTAAAACTGCAGGAAAATATTGGAGTAAAAATTTACCTAAAGAACTTAGAAAACAAAGATCTACAATAGCAGGTTTTGCAAGAACAAATAGAAGTAAAGTTTCTGTAAAAGGACTTCAAAAAGCTAAAGAAAAAGGATTTATTAAAACATTAACAAAACAAGATAAAAAATTTGAAACAATTAGATCTAAAACAAGTGAACTATTTACAAGATCAAAAGGTACAGATCCTTTTAAAACATATACTAAAAAAACTATTAAGAAATTTGTTTCAGATAAGCAAGGTGCTAAAATTGGATTTGCTCCAAAGAGTCCACTTTCATTAGGACAAAAAAAATATTACGCTATTAAACAAAGTAAACAAGACAAAATATTTCAATCAGGTAAAGGCTATTTTGATCCTCAATCACAAAGTTTTAAATGGAGACCAAAACCTAAAAAAAAGTTTTAGATGGCTAATGATTTTAATCTCAACGAATTTAAACTAAAAGACCCAGTCCGTAGTATACCAGATGGTTTGCAAGAACCAGTTAAGGATGCAACGCCTGGGTTTTTTTCGTCTATAAGAAACCCTTATCATCTATGGTTAGAAGAATCTTTACCTGCATCTATTTATCAATGGATGACAGGCAATACAAAAAAGAAACAAGCACAAGAAGCATTGGAATGGATAAGAAATAATCCAGGTCAAAAAGAATCTAAAATATATAAAACAGCAGAACGTAAACTACAAAGATTTGGTTATCTTTTAGATGATGGTCCTATGACTATTGATTTAAAAGAAGTTGGTAATATGATTAAAGCCAACCCTAAAATGTTTGGTGCTGAATTAGTTAATATGATTATGGCAGATCCTTGGCTTATGG